GACCACATCCGCTGGGAAACCCCATCAGGATTTGTAGTTATTCAGGATCTTAGATTCTCACAAACAACAAGAGTTGACACACGACTGATGGGATCAGTTATCGCATGCCAACTCGCTACAGGATTTGGGAAGCCCGATATGCAACATCACATCGGAGCTATAAGTCCAAATATAGTACATAGCTGGGACAGTTCGCTAATACATTTGGTGTTTAGTGAGCCTGAGTTCACAAACGGTAACATTCCGTTCGCATGTGTACATGACTGTGTACTTGGAAGATCTAGCGATATGAACTTTATATCTAAATTAGTTAGAGAAAAGTTTGTAGACATGTACAACACTGACATTTTAAGGAATTGGTGTGAGCAAGTTGGTGTTGATTTCGATGATTCCGTTATGGTTAATACCTTAGATATTAAAGACGTATTAAAAAGTGATTACTTTTTTTGTTAGATGAAAAAAGAAACCCCCCCTGAAAACTCAACGCTGGTCGAGCGTATCCAGTTTTATGTAGACACTAATCAGATTAAACAAGCTAAAGCTTTGGCTATAGTTGGTGACTCTTTAGAAGAAGCATATAGCTGGGATACAGAGTTTTATTGAGAACATTCTCAAATAAGGCGTAATTTGTACCAAAGTTTGTATCTCCACTTGCAAAGCATACTCATAGCTACTTAAATGTAATTTAAATTGCTTTAAATACAATTTTGATGTACACTAAGACAAGTGATGCCTAGTCCTATTACTAATCAATCAGCACATAGAGCATTTATGGTTATGGAACTATTACGTTCTTCAGGAGAGCGTGAGTTTCCTATGCAACTTGCTTCTTGTTTCTTTTACATTGCTGCACATGATGGTTGTGAACAGTCAGAATTGATCGAAGCTGTTAACATAAGTCATAGTTCAGTTAGTAGAAATGTTTCTTGGTTAGGTGGAAAACACCGCTTAGACAATAGACAAGGGTTAGAATTAGTACGCCGAGAGCGTAATCCAAAAAATTACAAATCTTGGCTGCTGTTCCTTACACCAAAGGGACGGCAATGGGCGAAGCAGATTGAAAATCTACTCACTGTTCCCGCATGACCAGACAAATAACGGTGAAGGACTGTGTAGAACACACAGCCCGCTCTCACTGGAAAAACATGAGAAGTTATAAAACTTCTATGATGTACGCAAAACTATTTACGGATTGCAGAAGCCCATCAACACCTATTAAAAAGATGTTGAAGGGTGACTATTGGATTAAAACCCAAAACATGCTTTTGGACGATCATCCACGTTGGACTCATGCAACTGTGAATAGAACAATTACAGCGGCTCGCACAGCTATCAACAAAGCGCGTAAGGCTGGTTTGCACGACTACGTTTTACCTGAGATTGACAAGTTAAAGGAAAACAAATGTCGTATGATCTGGTTAACACGCAACCAAGTTGATAACTTAGCGAACATTGCTGAAGAGATCTTTGACATGAAAGATTTAAAGGAAGCAATTCTTGTTAGTGCCTACACAGGTATAAGACAAGATGAACTACTTAAATTAAGAGTCAAAGATTTAGACCAACATCACAAGTCTCTCCACGTTGGAGGGATGCAATATCTAGTAACCAAGGCTAATGAAATTAGACATTTGCCTATTGGTGAAATCAACCGAATATGGGACATCCTTACCGAAAGATGTACACATCTCGATTCACGAGACAGAATATTCGGAGACTGTTGGCGTAATGGTCAAGCATTGCGTAGGCAGTTCTACAAAGTCCGTGACTATTGTGGACTAGACGATGGTGTAGTTTGGCATACACTTCGCCATAGTTACGGAACTTGGTTGGCAGAGACTGAATCGGTCAGTACGATTCAAGCTTTGATGGGACATGCTTCAAGCACAACCACTGAGCGTTATGTAAAGGTCAACCCAACCAGACTTAGAACAGCATTATCCTCACTGAATGACAAACAGCCAAATGAGTTTGCTACAGTACCAGAGGATATGATTGCCCAACTGAAAGCCCAAATCAAACAAGAATTGATGCTGGAGCTTCTCAATAAGGACAAAACCAGCTTAACCGCATAGGTTAAAATAAACAGTAGATCTCGGCTAATTGCTTTAGTTGTGTTTAGTGGGTTAGCCGAGATCCCCTGCTATCGCTACTGTTTGAAATGCACACACTGGTTTTAGGTTCTGGCATATATAAGTCCACATAACCAACTGAAAACTACCTCGTACAGTAAACTTTCCCTCTGTACGGGGTTTTTTAGTGTCTATTCTCAATTACAGGTATGACCTAAAATGAGCTGTAAAAAACCAATAACAACCGAACAGCGGGAAATAGACCGCATGAGTGCCAATGAGTACTCTTTTTTTTTGGCTCATGGCGATGACGCTTTGAACAAGAAAAAAATGAATGACGCTGAGTACGAAAGGTACTTGGCAAGAAACCTTATCTTTGACATCTAACATGGCAAACGAGTATATCTTCCCAACCAAATTAGAAGGCTACATAAGAGTTGATGAAAACGGCGGCAAGTATGACAACCGTTGTTTCTCATTTCCACTGCCACCCGAAACTCGCAAAAAAATGGACGAGGACAGGGAACAATTACTAGCTTGGCTGGATACAAAACCAAACGCAAAAAGTGCTGTCACCCGACCCGCAAAATGGGACGGTAAAGACGTTGTTTCATACAACTATGACGGCAAGAAAAGTAAAGCACCAATCTTTGTTGATACAGAGGGGACACCACTAACAAAAGATGTTCTCAAAGCACTTGGCAAAGGTACAGAAGTACAACTAATTGTGCAGCAAAAGCCGTATTGTGTAAGCGGTGTAAAGGGTACATCCTTTCATGTAATAGCAGCACGAGTACACAAGCTTGTCACTTTCTCAGGTGCATCTGATAAAGGTGAGCTGTCTATTGATGACATCAACAGTATGTTCCTCAAGACAGAAGGCTACAAACAGGATCAACCCGTGGTCACTACTGAACCAAGTAGTTATGAACCGTCGTATGAAGTTGATTTCTAATGGCATATCGCTCAGGTTTAGAAGAGCGTGTAGCAAAGATCTTTGATATAAATTCTATCCCGTATAAATACGAGAGTAAGAAATATAAATACGTTATCGAAAGCAATTACACCCCTGACTTTTTTGTTGGTGATGTAGTTCTAGAAGTGAAGGGGTTTTTTAAACCCGAACAGAGGAGAAAGATGTTAGCGGTTAAACGTCAGCATCCAGAGCTAGATATACGAATGATTTTTCAGAGAAATAACACCTTATCTAAATCATCTAAAACTTGCTATGGAGATTGGTGCGACAAGCATGGATTTCCGTGGTGCATTTTCCCACACATACCAAAGGAGTGGTTCAATGAGCTACCAAGATCTAATAACCAAAAAACAAGTGGCAAAGAGTGATTTTCTTTTCCTCTCACTTGATGCTTGGGTCGAACAATTTGAAGGGCAAGTTCCCTTTCAAGAGATTGTAGAAGTTATGCGTGATTATGTCGAAATCGCGGACGATTATGGACTCACAAAATGAATTTGTTCGACATGAAGCCTGTCCTTTCTGTACTAGCAGCGATGCCTTTGCTGTTTATTCAGATGGATCAGGCTATTGCTTCTCATGCGGCAACCATCGTCGCGGTGAAGGAAGTAAAGATATGTCTTTTCAACAAAGCAACGGAAGAAAAGATAGGCAAATGTATTCTCCGCAGAGAAATAAAACAATTCAATATGAAGGGGACTTCGCAAGAATTACCTCAAGAAATATAACCGAGGACACTTGTAGAAAATTTAATGTCAGGGTCGATACTGTACGGAATGTTATTAAGTTCCCGTACTATTCAGATACGGGGCGAATTGTGGCGTATAAGGAGAGAACGAAAACGAAGGGTTTTTCGTGGACGGGTAAAAATGAAAATCATCGGCTTTTTGGTCAGCATCTATTCGGTAGTGGTAAAACTATTGTTGTTGTTGAAGGCGAGCTGGATGCACTTGCGACGTTTCAGGCAAGACCAAACTGGGCGGTAGTATCGGTTGACTGTGGTGCAAAGGCAGCAAAGAAATCTCTGTTGTCTCAGCTCGACTATCTACTTGGCTTCGATGAAATCGTACTGATGTTCGATAACGATGAAGCTGGTACTAATGCCACAGCAGAATGTATCTCTCTATTCCCACCCGAAAGAGTTTTTATAGCAGCTCTCGGAACATACAAAGATGCTTGCGAAGCATTGATAGCAAAGGATAGTGAGGCAATACGCCAAGCTATCTGGAACAAAAAAACATATTCACCTAAGTCCATCATTGATGGGCGTGATCTATTTGATCTAGTAAGTAAACCATTACACGGCAAAGATGCTGACTACCCATACAAAGCTGTAAACGAAATGACATCTGGGCTACGCTTCGGCGAGCTGGTGTGTCTAACGTCAGGCAGTGGTGTGGGTAAGAGTACGATTTGTGGTGAAATATCTCAGGCGTTAGTCGATCAAAATTTTAAGATCGGGTACATTGCACTTGAAGAAAGTGTACAACGTACGGCACTACGACTGATGAGTGTAGTTGCTAATAAACCATTACACCTAAATAACGACATACCAAAAGAAGAACTAAAGGATGCCTTTGATAAATCTATTGGTACTGGACAAGTGTTATTGCGTGATGGATTTGGCAGCGTTGATCCTAAGTCAATACTAAATGACATGCGTTTCTTGGTGAACCAAGGAGTGCAATGGATAATACTAGATCACTTAAGCATATTGCTGTCAGCAAATGAATCAAACGATGAACGCCAACTTATAGATAGAACCATGACGCAGCTCCGATGTTTTGTTGAAGAGACAAACATTGGAATGATACTTGTATCACACTTGCGTAGAAGTCAATCAGATAAAGGACATGAGGATGGTAACGCCATATCTCTTAGCCAGTTGAGAGGTAGTGGATCTATTGGTCAGTTAAGTGACATTTGTTTAGGTGTTATTCGCTCAGTCAGCAGTGGTGACAATACATCTAAGGTAGTTTGTCTTAAAAATAGATTTAATGGACAAACAGGTGAATGTGGAAATCTTATATATCAAAAAGAAACTGGAAGATTAATTGAACACCCAACCGCACTTAATACAGATTATGAATCGTTTTAATAAAGCGAACATTGCTGTGTTGTTTAAAAAGACAGGGTGCAAACCTTGTAAATTAGCACAGAAAAACCTAAGAGAATTACTTCTTGAAAAAGAATACTTAGGTGAGTTTATTAAAGTATTAGATATAGAACACCACACAGCCTTACGAGGTGTGTATTGTTTGGAAGCTTTTCCTACATTATTATTACTTGATCCACATGGACAAGAAATAAAAAGAACAGTTGGTGGTAGAAATCTAACGAAAGAATACTTTGATACAGCATTAACAGAAATCAAACAGGGTAAGTTGTGAACTTACTATTTGATATAGAAACTAATGGCTTGCTTGATGAGGGTGATACTGTTCATTGTCTTGTAATAAAAGACTTGGACTCAGGTTGCATAAATCGTTACGACGATACAGGTAAGCATGATCGCATAGCAGAAGGAGTCAAAGCTCTGATGTATGCGAAAACAATATGGGGTCATAACTTAATTGCATTTGATATACCATTTTTAATCAAGTGTTATCCATATTTTCAAGATTACACAGCCAAGGTATATGACACCTTGATAATGTCGAGAATGTTTTTTACTGATCTTTTAGATCGAGACTTCCGAAACAAACCACCAAACATGCCAGCCCAAATGTATGGGAGACACGGCTTAGAAGCTTGGGGTTACAGACTCGGAATAATGAAATCTGAATACGGTAAAAGCTTGGATGGTGATTGGTCAACATACACCCCAGAAATGCTCGAATATTGTGTAGCAGATGTAGAAGCTAATACACCTTTAGCTGAATTGTTTAAACCAAAAATAGATGTTCACGAGACATCAATCAGACTCGAAACAGAGTGTGCAAAGGTTATGCAATGGCAATGGGAGGTAGGCTTTCCGTTTAATGAAGCAAAAGCACATCAGTTAGAAACAAAATTAAGAGTTGAATTAGAAACGCTCTCAGACGAGATGCGATCTACATTTCCGCATGTAGACGGAGGTAACTTCACACCCGCTCGCCCTAATCAAAATAAAGGGTATGTAACGGGTGCTGAGTTTTGCAGACTTCGAGAGTTCAACCCCACAAGTAGACAACACATAGCTTTTGCTTTCCAGAACTTCCGAGGCTGGGAGGCTATAGAAAAAACAGATACAGGCAGACCAAAGATTGATGAAAAGGTGCTGATGGAACTCGGCACAAATGAGTCAAAAAAATTTGCTCGTATTCTTGAATTACAAAAAGCTCTCGGTCAGCTATCAGAAGGACAAAATGCTTGGCTCAAACTTGTTGATAAGACAGGTAAGATCCATCATTCATGTTCTTTAGCTACCAACACATTTAGACAAGCACATTATCGTCCTAATCTTAGTCAAGTAAACAGTGCAGAAGAGTATAGAGAACTCTTTTATGCTGGAGCTGGACGAGTACAAGTTGGAGCTGATGCAAGTCAGCTTGAATTACGAGGTTTAGGACATTACCTATCACTATTTGATGGTGGTGATTTTAGTAAGGAAGTTGTAGAAGGTGACATTCATACAAGACTTGCAAAAATTTACGGTACAAGCCGTCAAGTCTCAAAGACTGTTACCTACTGCATGATCTATGGCGGGGGTGACTTTCGCATAGGTTTGTCTGCTGGTTTTGAAAAAAAACAGGCAGCAAAAGAGGGTAAAAGGATAAGAGCTGCTGTATTAAATAACTTAAAAGGTTATAGAGAACTATCACTAGCAATACAAGAGAAAGCAAGGTTTGGTGTACTCAAAGCACTGGATGGTAGACCGTTGAGGATAGGTGACAAATCACATGTCGCAATGAACTACCTAATCCAAAGTGCTGGAGCAATCATTTGTAAGACTTGGCTAGTTGAATCAATCAAAAAACTAAAAGCTCAACATGTGGATTTCGTTCCATTGGCTTTTATACATGACGAGATACAGCTATCAGTTCATCCGAAAGACACAAACGAAGCAAAAAAAATATTAGAGGAAACAATTATTGATGTACAGGCAATGCTCGCTTTTCGATGCGAACTTGCCGCCGAAGCAAAGTCAGGACTTACTTGGTGGGACTGCCACTAAGGTTTGTAAAACATGTCATAAACGAAAACCAGATAACCAATTTACTAGAGCTGATGGAAGACACAGAGCTACGAGAAACCGCTGTAAAGAGTGTACAAACATTCAAAACAATATCCGCAATACTCTTAAAAAACAACATCCAGAACCCGCCGCTGGTAACTGCCAAATATGTGGACAGTACACGAAGGAGTGGGTCTTGGATCATTGCCATAAGAACTTATCTTTTCGAGGGTATATATGTAGATCTTGTAACAGCGGTATTGGTTTATTACATGATGATCCCGACACGTTAAAGCGAGCATTTATTTATCTCACAAATGAAACTAAAACCAACAACCATATTGCTTGACGCTGATTACTTTTTTTACAGAGCGGCATGTGCTTCTGAGTATGAGATGACTTGGGACGCTGACCTCACTGTAATAGCTGGAAGTTTAACTAATGGTCAAAAAATAATTAGATCAGATATAAAGAAATTAAAAGAAAGATTTGACACGGATCAGTTGGTAATGACTTTTACTGATCTTGAAAATTTTAGGAAAAAAATAGATAGCACTTATAAATCTAATAGAACTAAACGTAAACCTTGTGGATTTAAAAGGCTTTTAAACTGGGCGATGACAGAATACAACTGTGTTCGTATGCCACAGTTAGAAGCTGACGATGTATTGGGTATCTTAGCCAGCCGAGGTGATCTAACTAACTTTGTAATTGTCAGCCCAGACAAAGATATGGAACAAATACCATGTCGCATCTACAATCTGAAGGAAGAGTTTACACAAACACCTGAGAAAGCAGAGTATAAATTATACGAACAATGTTTGAGTGGTGATACCGTAGATGGTTACAGCGGTGTCAAAGGTATAGGTAAGAAAAAAGCACAGTCGATTTTAAATAATAAAGAAGGTAGTTATTGGAGTACTGTTGTTAAAACGTATTACGATCATGGCTACAACGAAGCTGATGCTTTGAGAAACTTGCGACTAGCAAAGATATTGCAAGCGGCTGATTGGGACTTCAACAAAAAAGAACCAATACTGTTTACGCCATGAACAGACCATATCTTACGCAACAAGAACTCATATATATAAGGAATCATTTACTGAGTTCTCGTATGTATAGAGGTGCAAAAATTCCACATGGTGCTGTTATTTGGGAGGAGTGGATGCACGATTTTTTAAAAAAAATTAATGACTGTTTAGATGAGTAAGTATTCACCCAACCATTACCAAAGAGGCATCATAGAAGTATGGGACTTCATTGAAGATCAAGACCTCGACTATTTTCTTGGCAATGTAATTAAGTATGTATGTAGAGCTGGTCATAAACCAAGCGAAGATGTACTTGAGGATTTAAAAAAAGCCAAAACATATCTCTCAAAAAAAATATCCATTATCGAAAAACAAGATGGCACTTACGCACTATGACTTTCAAGGTCAAGCAATCCAATTTAGATTACAAATGGATCAGCCAATAGGTAAAGAAAAAGCTGACCTAACATTACAACGAGATCTAATTCGTGAAGAGTACTGGGAGTTTAACGAAGCTGTAGCTGATTACAAACCAGATACATATGCACTCAAAGAATTAGCAGATTTAGTTTTTGTCTGTTTCCAATATGCTACCGCTGCTGGATGGGAACTAGATCAAGCATTGGACAGAGTATTTAAAAGTAACATGTCCAAATTAGAAGATGGCAAACCCGTTAAAGATGAAAACGGAAAAGTAACCAAAGGTCGAAACTACAAACCCCCTTATTTAGATGACATAGTATGAAAGAAAAAATAGCAAGAACAGGACGTGTACAATCTTGGCTTGATGAACCCTCTCATCGCCTTCCTGTTTCATGCACAATAGTTGTACCCGAAGATGATATGGAGTCCATACAGGACTCTTGGACATTTGCAAGTTACGCACTAAGACATGGAGCTGGAGTAGCTGTACACCTAAGCAACCTTAGACCAAAAGGATCTGACAATGGTAAAGGTTTAATTGCTAGTGGGGCTGTAAGTTTTGGCAAGATATATTCAACACTAAACGAAGTACTAAGGAGAGGTGGAGTCTATAGATCAGGTGCGATTACTTTGCATCTTGACGCTGACCATGCTGACTTAGTTGATTTTATAACTGCAAAAAGGGGCGAGCTACCGTGGGTAAAAAGATGTGTAAATATAGATCAAGAGTCTTGGGATAATCTCGATAGTCTTACAAGAGGTTTGTTATTACATGGCATACAGGCTGGAGATATATGGTTAGCTAAAAAGAAGTATGACAAGGAAGGTAGAAGAGTAAGGTTCAATGTATGCTTGGAGGTTGCACTTTTAAATAAAGGCAGTTGCTTGCTTCAACATGTGAACTTAGCGGCGTGTGAAAAACAAGAACTAATTCCTGTATTTGAACAGGCGATGAAAGAGCTATGTGAACTACATCCAAAGACAGGTGTAGAAAAGGATGGCTACTATCGTCACCCTAAAGATGACAGGCAAGTTGGCTTAGGCATGATAGGTCTTGCTAATTTTCTTAGTTACTACAATGTTTCTTACAAAGAATTTGGTGAAGCTTTGTCAATACTTAATGCTGGAGAAGGTGCATCTTTAGAACAAACAGATACTGAAGCATGGGATCTTGCTTTGTATTTTATGAGAGCTATCAATGCGGCTGCTGATGTGGCTGACAAGTACAACATGGACAGAGCATTTGCTATTGCTCCTACAGCTACTTGTTCTTATAGATACTCAGATAGAAATGGTTATACTGCTACACCTGAAATTGCTCCACCAATAGCAACAAGTGTAGATAGAGATAGCTCAACTTATGGAGTCACCTCTGTTGACTATGGCTATGTAGAAACTGCTTGGGAGGTTGGTTGGGAAGCATACTATTCTGTAGCTACTGGTATATGTCAGTTACTAGAAAACACAGGATTATTTCATGGTTATTCATTTAACACATGGACAGATGTATGCACATACGATGAGGAGTTTATACAGAAATGGTTGGACTCACCATTGACAAGCATGTATTACTCATTGAGAGTAATGCCTGATACGCAAAGAAAGGATGATGCCGCTGCACTAATTGATGACGAAGATTATAAAGACCTATTTAATTTTGAAGAAAACAATGTGTGTTCAACCTGTGCAGAATGATGATTAGCCCCTATACAAAATTAAAAAATAGAAAACGAAAATGGACTCCGATAGAAGTTACCAAGGGTAAATTATTGGAGGGTTCAGAGACAACCTTTTATAGAGCTTTAGCGTTAAGAACACTAGAGCTTCCTGTAAAAGAAATGCTTGAACAAGGATTAGCAAAAGAACTACCAAAGATAGATGGATGTGAAGAAGCACTTAGGTCAAATCAAAAAGATGAAGACAAACATGATCTTGCTTTCGAGTATCTCGTTAATGCTCATGGTGTGGACGAGAAAGCTGAGAGAGAAGCGAATATCATTCGTAAGACATGGCTTGAAGCTCCAGAACATCCAATTCTTAAGACGGCTGTTTTGGAAAGATCGGTGTTTTTTGTACTACTTCCTTTCTATAGATACTGTGGTGACATGGCTGCTAGGTCTATATCTCAGGATATATCTGGTGATGAGTCGATTCATGTTTTACAGCATCAAATGGTTTGCAAAGATTTAGGTATTGGTAATTCTAAAAACCTAGATAATCTAAGAAGACAGACTGTTGCTTGGGTCATGGATACTCTTGGCAACGACGATAATAAATATCTCAACAAAGACTTTTGGATTAACACTAGCGACTCACTATATCGCAGTGGTAAAGCCAATTTAAAAGAAACAAAACGCTCAAGGATGCCAGCATTTTTTGAGAGTGATAACCGTGACTTACCTTCGTATGGATAGTTTTACCCTTATGAATGGGGGACGTGGATTTCTAGATCAGATTATTGATGATCTAGATGATACGTTCCCTGCATATACACCCAACCCTGATGACACCTTAGCTCTGATTATGTATAGAGCTGGGCAGCGTAGTGTCGTAGAACATTTACAAAATAAAAAAGATGTGCCAACCTGACATCCCAGATATGCCTGAGTACGAAGAGCCTAAAGTTGCTCCTCCAGCTCCTACTCCTGTACAGCCAGATGATGTAGCTGCGTTACCACCTCCTATATCAACGAGTGCAAAAGATGATGATGTTAAACTAAAAAAAAGATTAACAGCTAGACAGGAATTACAGAGATCAAAAGGTCTTAACAGATTTAGAATACCTTTAAATACAAATAAAACCACAGCTAAAAATACTTTGAATATTCCTAAATGAAACAAACAGCGTTATCACGCTATGAAAGTTTGAGATCAGGAAGACAACAGTTTTTAGATGCGGCAAGAGAAGCGGCGGCGTTAACAATTCCGTACCTTATGACTGAGGAAGGTTTCGGTGAAGGTGAAAAACTACCTATACCTTGGCAGTCACTGGGAGCAAAAGGATGTAACGTATTAAGTTCAAAACTTATGCTTAGTCTTTTCCCTTTAAATACTAGCTTTTTTAAATTATCAATTAATGAACAAGAGCTTGCAGCCTTACCAGAGATAACACCTGACATTAGATCAGAAGTAGATTTGACGTTAAGCAAGATGGAACGAACCATCATGCAGCAAATATCAGAATCTAGTGATCGAGTTATCTTATACTCAGCAATGAGACATTTGGTTGTCACAGGCAACGTATTATTGTTTGCTGGGAAAAAGCATTTAAAACTATATCCCCTTAATCGTTTCGTAGTAGATAGAGATGGCAATGGAGAGATATTGCACATCGTCACCAAGGAGCATATTCATAGATCTTTATTACCAAAAGAATTTCAAAAGTTACCTGATGGAGTTCCTAATATAAATAGTGCTGGAGAAGATGGTGTAAAACATGGCGTTGCTGGTAGTGATGCTGAAGATGCAACCGTCTTTACACACTGTGAATTAAAAGATGGATCACATAAATGGTATCAAGAATGTGACGGAAAAATTTTACCTAACTCTCAAGGTTCAAGTCCTAAAAATATAAGTCCTTGGATCTGCTGTAGATTTAATATTACAGATCAAGAGAGTTACGGAAGATCAAGAGTATCAGAATACCAAGCTGATTTGCAAAGTCTCGATGGTCTTATGCAAAGCATGGTTGAAGGCAGTGCGACGATGGCGAAAGTTGTCTTTGCAGTTTCACCCAGTAGTGTTACTAAACCACAGGCTCTAGCTAGGGCAAGCACAGGTAGTATTATTTCTGGTAGAGCTGATGATGTATCAGTTATTGCAACTAATAAGCAAGCTGATTTTCGTACTGTAAGAGAAATGATAGAGATATTAACTCAAAGAATATCTGATGCGTTTCTTATACTTAGTCCAAGACAATCAGAGCGGACAACCGCTACTGAAATCTCAGCCGTCCAACAAGAATTAAATGAACAGTTATCGGGTGTGTATGGTAATTTAACCGTTACCTTATTAACTCCATATCTAAATAGAAAATTACATATATTACAGAGAAACAAATCTATACCACAACTACCAAAAGGATTAATAAGTCCTGTAGTTGTAGCTGGATTAAATAGTTTAGGTCGTCAGCAAGACAAAGTAGCGTTAATGGAGTTTATGAATACTGTGGCGCAATCGCTCGGAGCAGAAGCATTAGCACAGTACATAGTCCCTACAGAAGTATTGAAACGACTAGCCGCTGCATCAGGTATTGAGACATTGAATCTAATTAAAGATCAATCAACTATGGATCAAGAGATGGCGCAGATGCAACAACAACAAACTACTGACACTCTTATGAAACAAGCGGGTCAGTTAGCTAGGACACCAATAGCGGAGCAATTATTAAGTGGCAACCAACAGCAAGAACCCCCAGCCCTCCAAGAGCGAGGCGAAATCCCCCAAGGTGGAGAAGGTACAGAACAAGCCTAGAGTAACTTCAGCGGGAGATTACGAAATAAAAGAAAAAGTAACAAGATCATTCGGATCAGCAGAAACAACATATCACTAAACCATGCCAAGTCAAATGATTGATCCTACTGAACAAAATCAGTTGGATAAAGAAGCAGAAGCTAAAGCTTATGAACAAGGTAAAGCTAATCAGGAAGCTATGGAAGCTGACAAACAAGCTACCTTAGAAGCTATAGAAAAAGAGAATCAACAGCCAAGTCTTATTGATGGTAAATTTAAAAGTCAAGAAGATTTACTAGCAGCTTATAAAGAACTCGAAAAGAAATTACATAAGCCAGAGGAAGAAACAGAAGAGCAACCTACTGAAGAAACACAAGAACCAGAGATACCTGTATCTGAACAGAGTATGCAAAAGGCTGCTGATGTTTTTAAAGAGAAAGGTGAACTAACTCCTGAAGTCATCGAAGATTTATCAAAGATGGATAGTAAAGATTTGGTAAAAGCTTATATGGATTTTTATTCAAAAAATCAAACAAGGTCTTTAGAGCAAAATGCAGTAGCTGAAATACATAATATCGCTGGAGGAGAACAAGGTTATAACGATCTCATGCAATGGGCATCGACTAATCTTCCAGAACAAGATGTGATGGAATTTAATAAAGTTGCTGAATCTAATAATTCTATAGCTATTAAGTTTGCTGTTGAAGCATTAAATAATAGATTTAAAAACTCTGAAGGTTACGAGGGTCAATTACTAACAGGCAAATCACCAACCAACGACGGGCTAAAACCATATCGAAGTCATGCAGAACTTGTGCGTGATATAGGTAATCCTTTATATCAATCTGACCCAGCGTTTAGACAAGATGTAGAGAAAAGACTAGCTCGTTCACCTGAACTTTTATAGCAACGAATAGTGACAGCTACAACACATACTTTTCAAGACGGTAAATATTCCGTCCGTCAGGTAGAGGTTGCGAGACAACCTGTTACCGCTCGGCAGTTAGCCGCTGGATCTGCAAGTGCAAATACGGTTTTAACTGCAACCGTACGTCTAATCAGCGTACGGGCTGTAGGTGCTGACATTAGATATTCCATAGGAACATCAGCTCAGACAGCATCATCATCTAGCCATTTTATTGGTAATGGTGAAAGATTAACTTTGGTTGTTCCAAGTGGAGCAAACATCGGTGTAATTAGAAACGCCTCAACAAACGGAACTCTTGAATTATCGGAACTAGATTAATGGATTGGCATAAAGCAGAACATTGGAATGGAAGACTAGCCATGCTAGGAGTTATCGCGGCTCTTGGAGCATACGCAATCACAGGACAAATCATCCCTAATATTTGGTAATGGCAAAGCGAGGTTTATACGCGAACATTAATGCTCGCAAGAAGGCTGGTACTAGCAGATCAAAAAAAAATAGTACTATCACAGCGAAAGCATACTCAAATATGAAAGCTGGTTTCCCAAAGAAAAAAAAGAAAAAGTAACGACACGTCCGTTCATCCCGAAAGGGACGCATGAGATCTGACCATGGAACGGGGGTCAGGTACTGAGGTGATTATGACTCAAGTAGAACTACAAGCTCGACTTAAGGAGCAAAGAGAAGCTAAGAGAGAATCTTTACTCAAGTATCGTGGCGTTGCCTACAAAAGAGTAATCAAATAGGTGATCTAGGGGAGGTTCGATTCCTCCCTACTCAATTTCCCACTAGCCCGATACGTCGGATAACTTTTGGGGTGTACACCTCGGAAAGAGGGTTAAATCTTTCAAACTTTAGACATGTCGAAATCGTAAATATTTTTTTTATAGGAGTTAAAGACCATGACTAACATGGCTAATATTACTCGCCCCCATTCAGTAAATGGTAATCAGAGTAATACATTTGCAAACAAATATGCAACAGCGTTAACCGTCTTTTCTGGCGAAGTATTTAACGCATTCAATTCAGCTTCAATCGCAAAAGGTCTAGTTAGAAGCTACACCTTAAGAGGAGCAAAGAGTAAGCAGTTCTTACTACAAGGTAAGCTAGGCGCGGGTTTCCATACCGCTGGGCAGCCTATATTAGGGGATGCAGCATTAAAGGCAAACGCCGTCACAATTAATGCAGACGACCTATTAATTAGCTCTCAGTTTGTATATGACCTCGATGAGATTCTGTCTCATTACTCTCAAAGATCTGAAATATCTAAGCAGATCGGTGAGGCATTAGCAAAATTCTATGACCAGAGAATCTTCAGAGTTCTTGATATGGCATCTAGAGCTAGTGCAGCGGTAACAGGTGAGGATGGTGGATTTGAAGTTTCTATCGGATCTGGTAAACAGTTTGATGCACAAGCTATCGTTGACGGTATCTTCGAGGCAAGAGCTGTACTAGAAGAGCGCAATGCTCCTACTGATGGAATCTCTTGTGTACTTTCTCCACGTCAGTACCTATCACTTATTTCCTCTGTTGATACAAACATTCTTAACAGAGAGTTAGGTGGAACACAAGGTTCTGTAAATAGTGGCGAAGGACTTTTCTCTATTGCTGGAGTTAAGTTATACAAGTCAAATAACCTACCTTTCATGGCAGCTTATAACTCAGCAGTAACTGGAGAAAATAACGACTACACAGATACAAATGATAAATGTGCTGGTCTTATCTTCCATAGAGATGCGGCTGGTGTTGTAGAGACTGTTTCTCCAACTGTGGAAACAACATCTGAATCTTTCAGAGTTCAATACCAAGGTGATTTAATTGTAGGAAAACTCAGCATGGGTGTAGGTCAACTACGCACATCAGTTGCTGGTTCATTACAAGCAAAATAATTTTTAGTTCCCACGGGCTTTTTGCCCGTCGGGGCTTCTCATTCCCTAGAAATAAATGGCTACAAAATTAACAAAACTAGAAGGTGTCAATATTGTTCTATCTAATATTGGTCAAGCACCCGTCACATCACTTGCAACACTTAACCCAGCCGCTAAATTAGCAGAACAAATTTTAGACGAGGTTTCATTATCTACTCAAGCAGAAGGTTGGGTATTTAATACTGAGCAAGATTTTCCATTTACACCAGACAATAATAAGGAAATACAAATACCCTCAAATGTTTTAGCTCTAGACTTCGTAGAGTTTGGTGATAAAAATACAGTACAAAGAGGCGGCAAGTTATACGATAAACGTAATCATACATATCATTTTGATGATATTGTTTACGGCAAAGTTACTTGGCTTTTTGATTTTGTTGATTTACCAGAAGTATTTAAAAACTATATTGCTATGAGAGCTGCAAATGTTTTTGCAAACAGATCAGTTGGTAGTAATGAAATAGTTAAATATTCAAAAGAAGAAGAGCAAATTGCTAGAGCTGCAATCATGGAGTATGAGACACAGCAAGGCGATTACAACATGCTCAATGATAAAGCTGGCGGTACAGAGTTTCATACATTTCTACCCTATAACGCTATTAAGAGGTAACAATGGCAGCAATATCACAACAAGTACCTAATCTTTTAGGTGGTGTAAGCCAACAGGCAGACCCTTTAAAATTAGCTGGTCAAGTAAAAGAAAGTATTAACGCATATCTTGATCCTACATTTGGCTGTAGAAAAAGACCTCCTTTGCAATATATAAAAAATTTAGCATCAGATATACCATCAGCTGCTAAGTGGTTTTTTATTTTACGAGACAGCAACGAGCGTTACGCAGTCACAATTTACAAGAATCCTTCATCACCTTTCGATATGAAGGTAAGAGTATTTGATTTAAATACTGGTAATGAAAGAACTGTTACTATCGGGTCTAATGTTAATGCTTATTTAGATACAGATAATCTCGACACTCTAAGTACCTTGACCTTAGCTGACTTTACTTTAATAGCAAATAATAAAAGAGAAGTCAGTATGAACCAAGTTGCTTTGACTAATGATCCAGAAGAAGCTCTAGTAACTATAAACACTGTTGCCTATAACACTACTTACAGTATTGACTTAGCAAGAGATGGAGTTACAACACAAACAAAAGTATTTAGAGCTACTGGTTTAGAAGTTACTCCAGCATCTTACGAGGTTGCAGATGGTGGATTATGTTCTAATCATTCTGCACAAGATCATTCATATAACGACCCAAACGATAATACAAAAACAGGATTACAGTTTCGTCTTGTCAATCAATGTGCGGCTTATTTTGATGAGGAAACAGATGCTTTTAGATCAAGATATAACACAAGTATTATTTTAAAAAATGGTGGTAGTGGTTGGAGAGTTGGAGATAATTTTAATGTCACACAATCTGGTAAAACATTTAATGTGAGAGTTTCACAAGAAGCATTTGATTTTACTTTTGCTAGTGATGGAACAGCAACCTTCACAACACCAAGTAATGCTTCAAGCGGCACATTAAGAGTTGGTGATATTATCAATGACTTAGTTTCTGATATAAATAATTTTTCTGGATATGTTGCTGACTCTATCGGTCATGTAATAAGAATTAAAAGAAACGACGCAAGAAGTTTTAACGTATCAGTTCGTGGTGGTACTACAAACAAAGCGATGGACGTTATAAAAGGATCTTGTAATGACATAAGTAAATTACCAAGCCAATGCTTTCCTGATTTTTTTGTAAAAGTACAGAATACACAGGAATCAAACGCTGATGATTACTATGTGAAATTTATTCCTGACGCTGCTGGTATAGCTGGAACTGGGTCTTGGATTGAGACAGTTAAGAAAGGCATAAATACAAGCTTCAACCCAAGTACTATGCCCCACGCTTTGATAAGACAGGCAAATGGTAACTTTACTTTAGATCCTCTAAACTCTAGTGGTACACTGGGAGGTTACGCAAATCGCGAAGTAGGAGATGATTTAACAAATCCAGAACCAAGTTTTGTAGGACGTGGTATTTCTGGCATGACATTCTTTGCAAACCGTTTAGGTTTTTTAGCGGAAGATGCAATCATAATGAGTCAAGCTGGAGATATTCTTAACTTCTTTGCTAATTCTTCATTAACAATAAGTGACGCAGACCCTATAGATCTAACAGCAGCTTCAGGTAAACCAGCCTTTTTAAAAAATGCAGTTGGTACACCAAAAGGATTAGTGTTGTTTGCTGAACATGCACAGTTTTTACTTGCGACACAGGATGTTGCCTTTGCTCCAGCGACTGTAAAACTTACTGAGATTTCAAACTATACATACAAATCAACAGTACAACCTCAAAGTTTAGGTGTAAGTATTATGTTTTCTACCGAAACAGATACATACAGTAAAGTGTTTGAGATGGCTACTGACTCTGTAGATAATCGTCCTATAGTTGCAGAAATATCAAGAATTATTCCTGAATACATTCCAAAAACACTTACATGGGGTGCAAACTCTCCTAATAATAGTTTTGTTTTATTTGGTGATAATACTGATTTAATTTATTATTTTAAATTTTATAACGCTGGTAATGAAAGACAAATAGCTGGTTGGGGTAAATGGCAATTACCAGCTCAAGCTAGAGGATATGTGTTTGATAATGATACGTCTTATGTTGTTACTTATGACGGTAGTAATTACGGATTATCTAAAATTGAGATGATAGATGATCCAGCTAACAATGCTATTGATACTGGCTTTACAAAATTTACTCCAAGAGTAGATTTCTTACAGCATAAAGCAAATATAACAACAGCAAGTTCATCTAATGCTGGCAAAACAAAAGTAAGATTTGCTAACCATTCATATATAACTGGTAAGCAACCAATAATAATGTTTACTGGTAGTGGTAATACAGCGGGTGAATTTGAAAGACCTACAATACAAACTGACGGAACTGGTAAATATATAGAAACTGATACAACAAACTTAGCTGGTAATTATGTGATTGGTCTTGAATACCAAATGTCTGTAGAATTACCAAGCTTTTTTATTAAACAAGATACTAGAGCTGACAGAGTAGATATACCAATGGTTGAAAGTTTATTTTTAGATTTATACCATTCTGGTAGATACGATGTAATTATTAAAAGATTTGGTTATACAGATTTTACCTTTACTGTAGAGGCTGCACTAGCAAGTATTTATCAAGCTAATGCTCCTATTATTGAAGAAGTAATTACTAAACAAGTTCCTATATATAATCTTGGTTCAGAAACTACAGCAACAATAAATGCTGTTGACCCAATACCAAGTGCAATTACTGGATATAGCTTTAGAGGACATTACAACAAGAGAGGAATACAAACATTACAATAACTCCGTATTATCGAGCGGCTACTTTCGATGATGTATTGCAAGTTGCCAATAATCTTTTACCAGAAGATTTACAAGAAATGGAAGGCTTAGGACATAACATCCTAAGTCTTTATTTTTCTTTTTATGCTAGTGATCCATGTCTAGCATTTTTTAACAAGTATGGTGACATAAGTGGCTTAGGAGGAATATCATACGTTTCGCCTATAGAGGGTAGTATTTGGATGATATGTACGCCACATATAAAAAAAAATCCTTACACGTTTGTTAAACAATGCAAAAAGTGGTTAAGCGAGCAAAAGCAATACAAAATTTTGACAAACAAAGTAGATGCAAGAAACACATTTCATCACAAACTTTTAAAACTTTTAGGTTTTAAATCTATAAGAAAAGTTATAACTGACCCACACCAACTGCCCTATATAGAAATAGTAAAATTATGTGTACAGTAGCAATAGCGGGTGTAGTTGTATCAGGTATTGGAACTGCTGCGAGTATCGCACAAGCAAATTACCAAGCGCGAGTTGCGAAACGTCGTGCTGAGATAACTCATCAAAATCAACAATTACAACAAAATTACGAAAATCAAAAAACAGTAAGTAACCATATCGCAGCTATAAGAGCGCAACAAGCGGCTGATTTAGCTGGTCAAAAAGATATTATTAACGCAAACACAGCAGCTAATAAAGCATATGTATCGGAACAAATAAAGAAAAATGATGCTAGAGCGGCGGCTGCTTTTAAGATGCAAGATATATACGCAAAACAAATAGGAGCTAAAGGTTCAGTATTTGCTACGGGAGGTACAGGTCAATCAATCGGTTTATTAGCTTTAGATGCTGAAAGAAAAGGTGGATTTGCCGCTGCTAAAGAACTTGCTTCCAAGGATAGTCTATATCAACAATCAGATATACAAACGTCAAATATTGAAACACAAAGGCAATCAAAAGTAAATATTGCACTTGCATCTATACCAGCTCCAGTACAAGCCGCCGTCTTACCTCCTGATATAACAGGTGAATATCCTTTGGATTTAAAAAAACCAACATATGATTTTGGATAAATGGCAAGAATTTATAAAGAGCCAAACTTTAATAATCAGTTCAAATCTTTTGCAGCCTCTGGGCAATTCGTTGCCGAAAAAGCCTTTGATCCTTCAAAGCAAATAAGAGAGGAAGCAAAAAGAAAAGCTGAACAAATAAAAAGTTTGCAAAGAAATCAACAGCGGCAAGCTGCTGTTAACCAAGCTGATTTTAATGCTTCAGTAGCCAAAGGAAATGCTCAGTTTGCAAAAGTAAAAGCAGTTTTATCGTTTGCTCAAAGTGGTCTTTCTGCGATAGACACAATACAAAAACAACAAGAAGAAGAAGATAGAAAGCAGCAAGGTCTAGATTTTTTAAAACCTGAGCTTGGTGGATCTATTGTTGAAGAAGAACCAAACACAAAATTAGAAGAAGTAGCTGAGTATGAAACTGATCTTACTGATCAAAGTTCAAATAATGTAGAAGCTGCAAAAAGTGTAAGTAATAATAATGCGGCTATAGAAGAAGAAATAATATCAGAAACTGCGGATGCAGAGGCAGCTAGATCGTCAACTCAAATTACAACATATACAGCAGCCGCAAGTTTAGAGTCTGATTTAGAAGCTTTTTTAAGAAGCGATACAAAAATACAATTATCTGATGGAACTATAATTGTTGCTAAAGATGCAACAGTAGACCAGCTTCCAGCAGTAATAGATGTTGGATTAGATTTTGTAACTAAGTCTTATTTTCCTAACGAGCTAAGTGGTAAGACTCTTTATGACACATATATTCCAACAGCAAAAAGAGTCTATGGATCTTTATTAAATAAATTTAATCAAGAAAAAATAGCTCTTGCACAAGAAAAAAGAGTACTTGAACATACGGATAATGCCACTATTGCACTAGATAGTGGTCAGCCTATACAGGGTGTTGTTGATAATTTACTACCAAAATTATTTTCAACAGGTGCTTACGACAATAAAGCTGATGCTTTTGAAGCTGGCTTTAATCATTTATCAAATTACTATCGTGCAAATCAAGATGTTGAAGGTGCGACTGCTTTACTAAATATTTTCAAAGTAAAAAATAAAGATGGCTCATATAACGTAGGCACAAAACTTGCTGATGATCCTGTCTATAGCATCAAGATAATGAATCTTGCTGAACAAATTCGTGCTGATAAAAAAAATATAAGAAGTGCTACTGTTGCTGGTTTTGAAAAAGATATGTTTGCAAAACTAAGTGGTGTAAATGAACCAGAAAAAAGAAGAGATATAGTTATTGAATCAATTAAAATTTTAAATGATGCTGGATACTACCAAGAGGCTGATAAATTAGCATCTGAAATAGAAAGTTTACAAATAAATGATATACAAAAAATAGAAGATGCAAACATTTACCAACAAGTAGTTACTGGAGAGATAACTTCTAAACAAGTATTAGATGAACAACTAAAACTAAGTGTTATTAGTAAAAAAGGATACGATAAAGCTATAGCAGAATTAGATAATAAGAATCCTGTAATTCCTGATGGTGGTGCAAAAACCTTTACTGATGACGTAACCAAAGGATATTTAGACGAATTTAAAATAAGAATTGGAGCTGAAGTTAATGAGTTTGGTGAAGTTTTATTTGCTACAAGTGCTGGATATTTAGATAATACAAGTGATAGAGCAAGAATTAATGCAGCTTTAGAATTAGATCTTAAAAAAATTGCTCTTACAACTTACAAATTAAATCAAGACAAAAGTACAGGAACACAAATTGCAGAGATAGATAAGGCACTTAAAGATTATTACAAACTACAAGTAACGTCAGAGGGTGGTAAGTATTACGTTAAACCTTTTGCAAATGATAATTCTGTTTTTGTGTCTGAGGGAACAAGAAAACTTAAGTCCTTACTAAAAAGTTCAGAGAATTTAACTAGAGCTTTTGGTGATAAAGATAATTCTTTTAAACCTGTTAGGTTTGACTTTAATGCTTCTGACAAAATAAGTCTTGAATCAATAGCAACATTTAAAGCTGCAAGAGGTGATACGATTTTTAAAAAGGAAACACATAAAGTTTTTGTAGATGAATATATACAAAATGGATCTTTTAATGAAACACTAATTGAAGCTGCTACTGCTGTTGGTATGACACCACTTCAGTTTTTAAATAGACAAAGTACAAATCATGGTTTGGGACAAGTATATCGTCCACAAACATCCTTATCTAAAGACAAACCTAACTATGTAGCTTCTACTGAATACTTGTTAAATAATGGTGTATCAAATAAAGCAGCAAAAATATTAACGGGTAATTTTGAAGATGGGACATGGGAAGACGTAAAAAGTACAAACTCATTTCTCAACATAGATACAAACTTTGGAGTTAGAGATTTAGATAAAATCCTAGAAGATCTTAAAGTTGATCCAGCTAAATATCGAGTCTGTCTTAATCCTTATGCAACTAATAGGCAAATACTAGAAGTTGCAAGCGAAATATTTAAATAACAATGCCAATATTAGAAAATAGGGATTTTGAAGTTTATCCAGATCCCGAAAAAAAAATTACGCCACCTATTAATGTAGATGATGGCAATACAGAAAAAACAAACGAAGTAGCTGAACAGGTAGACCCAGTTCAAGCAGCGCAAAAAGTAGAAAGAAAAGAAGGTTTTATTACTAAAACAGGACAAACTCTTGATTATTTAATAAATGCCGATGGTCTAACAGCAGATGCTATGAATGTGTATGCTGCTGGTTTAAAAGAAACTACAAAAAATGTACCTTTTCTTAACAACATAACTGAAGGTATAGATAAATTTGTTCTTGGTTCTAAAGAAACGAAGGACTTAAAGGCAAAAGTAGCTGAAAAAGATGCAGAAAAACGTAGAAAGGGTGAAGATAATTTATTAGATAAAACAAGTGTTGTTCTAGAAGGTATTGCCTCTGGTATGGAAGGTGGTATAGCTTTACCATTTACCTTAGCTGGCAGACTTACAAACCAAAAAACACCTTGGGCTGATCCTCCAGCTACCTTAAAAGATAGTCCACTTGGTGAAACTGTTTTTGAAATAGCTCAAATTGTTACTCCTACATTACTTTTTGGTGCTGTTGGAGGAAAAACGGCTTTAACTACTGGTACTAAAGGTTTATTAGTTGAAAGTGGGATTGAAACTGTTACTCAAGATGCTGCTGACGATTTAATAGCTGGTAGATATTTAGCAACTAGATTTGGAAAAATAGCTGATAGTCTTGGTTTTGACGGAGATCAACTTGCTATAGATATGATCGAAGGTAAAAATTTTAGAGGTCAAGCATTTGTAGCAACTGTTGGATTTATACAAAACTTAGGTATAAACCTTTCGGTAAATAAATTTATAGATATTTTTAAAAAGTCATCTAAAGTACAGCAAAAAGCTTTACTAGAAGGTGCTGAAGAAAATAAAAAATTATTAGAAGGGGGAACTGATGGGACACCTCCACCAATACAAAAACAACTACCAACGTCTGCAATTACAACACAGCAAGTTATTGATGTAGATGTTATAGAAGTAAAAGATTTGCCAGAGGGTGTAAAAAAAGCATCAAAAATTTTAGGGACAGATGCTGTAGAAGTTTATAAAAAAGTAGAAGATGTAAACGAAATTCCTTACAACTTTAAAAAAGAACCTCACGATGTGATGGATATTGATAATTCTGTCAATGTATCTAAGCCAAGTGAAGGTAACGTATATACATCTAAGGAAGCATTTCATACAGAAATGGCTAGAGGTTTACAGCCAGATACAGCCGCTACTAGAGGTGCAAACGAGATTGGCACTGATGGTATGACAAGAGCTGATCGTAACTTCTTTACAAACTGGGGATCTTTGACTGATGAAGTTGGAGTGCAAAGAGCATTACAAGAAATAACAAGTAATCTAAATAAACTAAAAAATTTCCCAGCAGATTTAGACGTAGCACTAAAAAGAGCTAATCATTTTTGGTCAAAAAATGCAAATCTATTAGGTGAAGATATAACAGCTTTTGCTAGAGAATTTTATAAAGAAGGTGTTGTACCACTTGATCCAAGAAAAAGTCTTAATGATTTTGATGGTATAGATTGGCAAAGAATGTTGAGAGAAAATGTAAAAATATCTCCAGACTTTTTTGCAGCCGCTGGATTAATGGCTGAAGAATTAGGAGTTAGATTTGCCAAGCAAGCAAGAGTAGTAAGAAATTTAGATAATGCCAAGATTGACTTTACTCAAGCTATGGAAAACATGGTTCAGTTAGTTGAGAAAGGTGATTTATTATTAATACCTTTAAGAAGAGGTAAAAGGCAATGGGCTGTAGAAGGTATAACTCAACAGAAAAATGTTTTTGAAAAATTAAGAGAAGGATATAAACAACCACTTGGAGCTAAAGATTTACCTACAGACAAAATAACTCCACGCGACCTTACACTCATTAAAAAAACAGATACTGATGCTGGTAAAACACTTAGAGAGTTATGGGAAAGTGCTAAAGCTGGAAATACAAAAGATCTAGAAACTTTAAAAGAGTATATAGATTATGTTGCTGGCGCACCTCCAGATGAAGTTTTTGGTATGACAAAGAACTTATCTGATGCTTTAAAAAATACACTTAATGTAAACGGTGACTCTATAAGAACTCTTTACTATGCAAAACTTTTAGCAACAGTAAACCCACAAACTGCGGCTGGAGCAACAAACGTAGCTCGTCTTATATCAGAACCTCTTGGAAATATTGCTTCTCCTATTTTTAGAGGAGGTGATATTAAAGATGTTATGTATGGATTAGGTCAGTTAGTTGGTACACAAAGTGCTGTTAATGATGCTTTATTTGCATTTAAAAGAGCTGCTAAAAATAATCAATCTATCAACGCAAGTTCTAGAGTATATGAATTATCTAAAACGTGGAAAAGAAAGTCACTAGAATTAGAGGCAGCAAAAACTATGTTATTAGATAAAGTAGCTAGAGAGGGTGGTAATAAAACTGAAATAGCAAAGATCCATATTAATTATTGGATGCAAATGGCTATATATAATCCATTTACAAACTTTGCTAAAAGATTTTTAATAGCACAAGATGATGCGGCTAATGTTGTCGTTGGTCATCAAGAAGCAACAGGAAGAGCATTTGTAAAAGCTTTTGAAGATGGAGTATTTGATTTAAAAATTAATCCAAAAAATCTTTTTAAGAAAGGTGAACAAGCTATACAACAGGGTAAGCAGTTAGAGCAATATGTAAGGCAATCAATGGGTAATATTTTTGAGGATGGAGTTACTCACGGAAGATTAATAGATGAAGGTGTAATACAAAGAGCTAAAAACTTGACTATGCAAGAAAATATCCCTACAGGAAAATATGCAACACCTCCTGATAATTTCTTTAAAGGTCTTGAACAAACAAGTAAAAACGCATTTATAGAAACATACTTTATGCCTTTTGCTAGGTTGTCTTGGAATTTCCTAGATAGTTTAGGTAGAAGTTTTTATGCTCTTGATCCAACAGGATTGATAGAAAAAAGTGTGCCTAGATATAAAGCAATCATAAGTGGAGAAATGGGAGAAGTCGCAGAAATGCAACTTAAATCTCAGGTAGCTTTTACTCGAATGTTTGTTATGAGTCAGGCTGGATTAGCTTTGACAGGAAATTTAACTGGTAATTATCCTCCAGATGGCATGCCAAAAAATTCATGGATTATACCAACACCTTGGACATCTACTGGATATACAGCGATACCACATGACCGTATTCAACCATTTAGTTCTATCGCTACTATTACTGCTGATTTAGTAACACTTACTAGAGATCAAGCTTTTGGTGAAAAGAAATTTACACAAGCAGCCTCGCTATTCGTAGCGACTCTTGGCGTTGCAGTCTTAGACCAAACATTTTTAAGGGGTCTACAAAACCAAGTTGAGTATTTAGATCTTAATGGATATGTAAATAAAGAAGGTACAGGTTTAAAACTATCTAGAGTTGGATCTGATTTAGCTACAAACGTACCTCATCCATACAACCCATTATTTTGGGCTGGTTTTACACGTCAATTATTTGATCTTGTACAGCCATACCAAACTATGAACTCTGATCCTAATAATACTGGTAGAGATTTTCTAGCAAGAGTTAGGGGTAGAGTATTAATGGGTGTAGGTAATCCTCTTAAGTACGATAGATACACTGGACAACCTTTAAAAAAAGCTGGAAGCCAAGGTACAAATTATTTTACTGGTGTAGTTAATAATTTATTTACTACCTTTGGATATGCTGGAAAAATTACAGAAGCTGATCCTAATAATTTTGTAAAAAAACAAATGTATGACGTAGGATTTAATTTTAACAAACCTGAAATAGCACAATATAAAGGACTAGATTTAACTAATGAAGAGCAATCTTCTTTTAACAAATATATGTTTAGTGAGGGTAAATTAGAGGGAAAATTAAGATTCTTATTTACTCAAAACAAAAAATATAAAAAATTAGTAAATCAGTATAACAAGTTAAAAGCAACGACTCCTATAAATATGCCTAATACTCAGCTTGATACTGTAGAAAAACAGATACATGCAATGATTGAAGCGGTACATAAAGAAGCTAAGGATCTATCATTACCCTTTGTAATACGGGATCATCCAGAGCTAGATATTAAGTATCAAAATTGGAAGAACTTACAAATAAGACGTTAAATCTATCAACTAATAATTTAAATAAATGGCACAGACCGTACAACAATATACGGGGAATGGTAGTACCAAATTATATTCAATACCATTTCCTTATATAGAACAATCAGACGTAAAGGTAAGAGTTGATGGAGTAAACACAACTGCCTTTACTTTCGCAAACGCCACAACTATTGAGTTCAACACAGCTCCAGCCAACCAATCAAACATACAAATCTTTAGACAGACAGATGATGCAAGTAGTAAGCATACTTTAGCTAGTGGATCTGCATTAAAAGCTGAAGATTTAAATGCTAATTTTCAACAAAACTTATTTATTAACCAAGAAACAGTAGAACAAGCTGCTAGTACGCTAGGAGCTACATTTTCTGGAGATTTAAATTTTGGAATAGGCAATAAAATTCATTTTGAGGGTACATCTGATGATGCAAACGAAACAACATTAACAGTTGAAAACCCTACAGCAGACAGAACTATAACTTTACCCAATGTATCTGGAAATGTTGTCACAACTGGAGACACAGGAACGGTAACTAACGGGATGTTGGCTGGAAATAGTGTAGATAGTTCAAAAATAATTGATGGAAGTATCGTAAATGCAGATATAAATGGTTCAGCGGCGATTGATGGTACAAAAATATCCCCTAATTTTGGTTCACAAAATATAGTTACCTCTGGAACTGTAGATGGAAGAGATGTATCTGCTGATGGAGCTAAATTAGATGGAATAGAGGTTAATGCTAAGGACGATCAGACTGCAAGTGAGATCAGGTCACTCGTTGAAAGTGCTAGTGATAGCAATGTTTTCACCGATGCCGACCATAATAAGCTTAATAACATTGAGCAAAATGCGACTCAAGACCAAACAGTAGGAGAAATAAAGTCACTTATAGCTAGTAGCCCTCTAGATTCTAGTCATCTTGCAGCTAACTCAGTTACAACATCTAAAATAGCCGATGCCGAGCTAACAACTCTAGCTGGCATGCAATCAGGTACAGCTTCTAAATTAGCTGACAGTACAGTTTTAACTGCTGACATAGCAGACCTTAACCAGATTGATGGCTTAACAAAGCAAACAACTATATCTGATAGTGATGCAAGTTTTCCTACTTCTGGAGCTGTTGTTGATTATGTAGCTGCACAGATAGCACCTTTAGGTGGTCTTGAAGTTATATCTAATGAAGTAAGTTTCCCAAATACACAGCCAGCAGCGGGTGTAGTTATATCTATATCTGATGCTGGAGGAGTTGTATTTAATGGTTCTGGAGTAAGTACCACAGGTAGAACTGTAGGTGGTTCAACTGTAACTATTAATAATGCTCCATCTAGTTTAAATGGTGAAACTTTAGCTGCTGGTGTTGGCTTAATGGTTAGTTCTACAGGTTCTAGTCAGACATATAACTACCATAAGATCCTTGGTAAAGAAGATGATATTAAACAACTTAGCGATGATATTAATGATTTTAATGCTCGTTATCGTGTAGGTTCTAGTAACCCTACTTCTGCTTTAGATGCTGGAGATTTATTCTTTAATACTTCTACTTCAAAATTATTAGTCTATAACGCAACTAATAGTGCGTGGGAAGAAGCACAGTCAGTAGGTAACTTCTTTATTTCTTCTTTCTCTGAAAGTTTCGATGGAAGTAGGACTGCATTTACAGTTTCCAATGCACCTACAAACGCACAACAATTAATAATTTCAATAAATGGAGTCGTTCAAAAACCTAACGCTGGAACAGGTCAGCCAAGTGAGGGGTTCACTCTTAGTGGATCTACTGTTACTTTTAGTTCTGCCATACCTTCTGGGAGTGACTCTTTCGTTGTTGTACTCGGCTCGACAGTAAATATTGGTACACCAAGTAACAACACAGTATCAACAGCAATCCTACAAAACGGAGCAGTTACAGCAGCTAAATTATCTAGTGGAGTTACTGATCTGGTAAATGACACATCACCACAGCTAGGCGGTGACTTAGCAAGTAATGGTAACGATATCGTCATAGCTGACAACGATAAAATAAAAGTTGGAACTGGAGACGATTTACACATTTATCACGATGGATCAAATTC